GCACCCTCCTCTAGCATGCGCTAGTCTCCGATCAATATGGTCGGACCCACTTCCGCTTCAGTGCTAGACCGGAAGTATCTACACGTGTATCCAAATTCATTCCCAAGGCTCGAACAGGGCCTTGAAGAAAGAATTTCATGAGTGCAGGATAACCATCCAAGGTATCTTGCAACCGCCGGGTTCTCGTTACGTACGACTTAACCAAAGGCGTATGTAAATTAGAGTCCCAGCCTTGGACCGAGTGTCCGTATCGAACGGATCGCCAGCCCAAGCATGACGCGGTATCGGCTACATAAGGAAGAGGACCGAGAATATCTTCGATCCAATCTCTTATTAGTTGTGCAGTCCGCCACCAACCCTTCGAATAGAAATGGTTGGCGGTGGCAACCGCGGATACCACTGATGATACATCGTGCATGCCTGTTGGAAACTCATTCCGGATATAGACAGGAGTTACGTCTATACCGTCATAAGCGTCCATCCCGCAAGACTCTCTGAACTTCCCAGTCCAGAAAGACTTTTTGGAGTTCACCTTAAGGCCGAAAGCCTCGAGGCTACTACAGGCATGAGATGCTGCGTCTGAGGGAACAATGAGATCGTCCCCGTAGACGAATACGGTTGATCGAGCGAGCTCGATCGACCGCATCGATATCGGCAAGTTGAGCCTTCTGATTTCACTAAAGATCAATAGTGTGTAAAACACCATTGATTCAATAGGGAAGCAGAGGGCTGAACCCATTGACGCGAACTTGTTGAGTGGCAGGATTTCGCCCTCAACAGCTGCTGATCTTGATCTGCAAGCAAAGACAGCGTCCCTCACAAGAGGAATGCTATCTAACATGTCAGACACAAGAAGAGCAGAAACGCGATCGCTAGCCTCAGAGAGATCAATAGTTGCAAAGCAACCAGTGATAGAGCTCTGAAAAGCGAGGTCACGATTAACTTTCTGGTTAGAAAAGTTAACGTGGCCCCTCGTCAAAGAGTGATGTTCCAAAAGGTACATCAATTCCTTGGCCACGGCTTGCTGTGTATATTGCATACACACAGGCTCAATGGCGATGATGCGAGGCGTTTTAAGCGTCTTAGGGACAGTAATAACCCTAACGGGTGGTTCTGCCCCAGGTTCGATGAAGTCAATAGAAGTTAACTCACCCAAAGCAGAGTATGACGGTATGCCATATTCTACAACGGGAAAAGTAACTTCAAGGCGATCGTGCCAACTGTGCAGATTGTATTTCTGGTTTCCAGAGATACGTTCGGCAGTTGCGCCAGGGCCGTGCTTAGGAGCAAGGCAATAGCAAGCAAGGTCGCCATCAAGCCTTTTGAGGACTTTCGTCCACAATAGACTTGAGAGAGCTCTGAAATCGCTTCTGTCTCGAGCTGAGACAGCTTCGTTTCCAACTCTGACTTCATACTCACACTCCACAAACTTATCATAGGCCTTCGAGACCCTTTCGGGTGAACAAGGCCTTTGCAGTTTCTTAAACATGAGGCAAACTTGCCTTATGCAAAGGACTGCCTCGGATGATGGTTTGGGGAGCAACTCGCCAGATACCTTGTCAAAGATTAGTTCCATCAAACCTTGCAAGAACGCAGGGAGAGATTTTGTTTTCTTGAAACCAAGAAAACAACCGGGAACCACTAGCCCGCTGTCCAGACATCTTTCAAAGTCTGAGCAGAAGGCTGGTAAGGTGATTGTAAGAAAAGAATCACCCTCATCTTTGACGCGCCGCTCTATCGTCAAGATATCGCGGCTGGTGTCAGCATCACACCTAGCGCTAGCATCTGCTAGCGCCGTTCTCAGGACCCAAGTTAGGCTTTTCATGCTGCCATCCTCAAAGGGTTGGTCAGCAATCCCTAGCCTAGTTTAAGACCTCATAAGGCAACCAAAACGGAAAATCTACGACTCCCCGTTAAGGACCTTGGTGACGTTGGTGGTAGTAAGGTATGCCACAAGTGCGGCAACTTGATACCCCAACTCAGTGTTCGTGAAACCCGTGACCGGGCTATCGATTACAAGATAGACCGATCCGGTCATTTTCGCGTTCACGGCAGTGATTGGATCCGCAGCGATTTTGTTAAAATCGAGGCGGACAGTGCGACGATTACGCTTGGCTTCAGTAGAACTGATGACAAGCGCTTCCGTCGTATCCGAGGACCGATAGGTCGATGAAGACCCGGTACTCGAGATGCGAGGAAGAGAAATCGTCCCAGCATTCACTACGACACTTTGAGGATCAGTAAACAAGGCAGGAATTCCTGAGGGTAGGAGGCACGAAGCTAAGCTACCAGTGTCGGGATATACCCAACGCTGCTAGAATAGCGATCTTCCCTGCATCAAGTGATGTAGAGGAGAATCCGAACCCAAAAGGTGAAGCCGGGACGCGATGTAGAACTGTGTCGGTGAATGTACTGGAACAGACGACGGGTAGAACCCGCCCATCTAAACCAATAACATGACCCGAAGCAGTCGTGGTAGTAACTCTAGAGAGTTTACCCACTACATACGCGTGATCAGCTACAAGCGAATCGACTGCGTTCGAACTGATATTGGAAAGAACATCTCCAATATTAGTGCACCAGCCGATAAGCCAAGTCCAAGGAATGACATCCCACAACAACTTAGGAGTAGGATTCAGGCCAAATAAAGCATAAGTAGCTTTATTTGTCCAAAGATCCTCGCCAAGATCAGGCATCCAGTACTTGAAAGTACCGGAAAACTGATAATCCTGACGTGTTGCAACATCGATGACTTTTGTGTTACCGGTAGTTCCGGAAACAGTTCCGATAGTAGGGAACAAATACGTCGACCCAAAAGTGGAGGTCGAAGTAGTTGTAGAACTACTATCGGTTCTGCCAAAGGAAACACGGCGTTTGATGGGCTTATTGCGATTAGCAACAAGCTTTTCAAGCTGAGCACGAAGGTTAGTATAAGTGTTATACATATCCTTCAAGTCATCGACGAATGGCTTCCAACCAAACTCAACATTGAGATATTCGCGACCTAAGTCACGAAATTTCTTAAGTTGAGCGAAAGGAAGTTTGGGTAAGTCACGAAGCTCCACAAGAAACTGACCAGCGTGAGCAGTGGGATTGCCAGGGCGAGCCCTAGCAAAACCAGTAGCACCTTGCTGTTCAGGCGATAAATTTGTTGCATTGATAAAACTATCAGATGCAGCATAATTTATCGCAGGTATGAAACTACCAGCATAGAAGTTCTTGGTCTTTGAACCAGGACTACCACCACTGGGGTTACATATCGTAAAACCGGAAGGAAAAACCTCAACGGAGACTTTCTTCATTAGAAAGACTCCACCCTGCTTATAAGGCGGGCCGGGATTACCTTGTGAGACTTTCGTCCCCAAATCACTAAGATCTTGAAAGAGTGTTTTCTGAGAATTTATAGTGCCATCAAAGTTATAGATGACACTATGACCCAGATTAACTCTTCGAGGCCTAAAGTGAGATGAGGTCATTGGACTTCCATCAAGCGAGAACGGAAATCTGTCACATGACAGATTCAGTGTGTGTTGCTTGAACACTAGGGGTGCCGAAAGGCACC